ACCTATGTCGTCAGCTATATCATACAATGTTGCTACTTCTTTTCCAGCACCGACTCGAAGTACCCTCCCGATGGACTGGAGATTTCTGATTCTGGACTTGGAGGGACTGGCGAAGACGATGTTGTGCAACCGCTTAATGTTAATCCCAGTACTGAAAGTGCCATAAGAGGCAACAATAATCGCGTCATTTTCTTGCTCCGTAATTAATCTGACTTCTTCACGGTCTTGAACTTCCGTGCCACCATGAACGAAAAAAGTTTTACGATCACGATCTACAGAATTATTTATGATTTCAAATAATGGTTCTCCGTGCTTCTCGATATAATTAAAGAGTACGAGAGTATTGCCATCTAGATCTTTTACTAGATTCTTGATTAGATTATTTCGACCTCTATGTTCACATAGATAATCTATCTCATCTTGATATGTCTCGAAATGCTGAGGAGCATGTTGACATAATAAGATTTTGATTCTAAACTTAGACAGGTATCCACTCTTAATGAGATCATCTGTCTTAGTGACACGATCACAAGATCCAAATAGGCCCTCAAGTACCCACTTATGAGTCTTAGATCCATCTAGTGTACCAGTAAAACCAAATCTATACTTAGCATTATGCAACTTAGTCATAATGCCAGTTAAGGATTTACTTTTGAATAGATGTGCTTCATCACCAATGACACAATCTATATCATCAAAATATCTCTTAGGAAATTTGTAGATAGATTGCCAAGTAGATATAATAATTTTTTTATCTGTATTCTTATCCTTACCACTGTAAATCTTATGGACGTATTCCTCCGCATCCCAACCATAGTCACAAAAGTCGTTGACCATTTGTTCTACGAGAGACGTAGTAGGCACGATGATGAGCGTCTTCTTGTTGGTAGCAGCATAGTATCTGACTATGGAATAGATCATAAGAGACTTACCAGATCCCGTAGGAGAAAGAAGTAACTTTCTATTATCTTTTATAGCCTCGTAGACTGCTTTGTATTGGTAGTCACGAGGTTTTATTTTGGATATTTTATCCATAAAGATCTTGACACCTCTAGGTGAAACAAAATCATTTTCCTCAACTACATCACCATACCATTCATCAGGTGCAAGATAGATTTTATATTCTCTTTCATCAGCCCATGTCTGAAGATGATCTATCAATCCGCAATATAATGAACCAGAACCAGGAGAGTACAAACGTATAGTACCATCCCAATATTTGTATCTGGAATTCTTTTTTAAATACTTTGCTTCAGGTACTTCAAATGTGAAGTAGTCTGATAATTCTTTATGGACATGTTCTTCATCAGAATGAATTGTAATGTATACTTCATTCTTCTTCTTTACAAAGAGGTTGGTCATCACTGCCCATTAATAAACTTCTCCCACTCAATAGCACTCTTGACTTGGAAACCTCTGTTTGAAATTTGTTTCATTACTTGATCTAACCAATAAAGCATTTGATCAAGGAATTTTATTTTGGCCTCTAGGTTAATGATTTCATCATCAGACTCTAGATAGACTTTCATCTTTTCAGATGTCTTGATACTATTGCCGAATGGTTTCTCGGCATATATCTTTGCGTCAGCTTCGCCTCCATAATACTCACGTTTCTCTTTTACAAGTTTACGAATTTCAAATTCAAGTGAGGTTTTAATCTGAGATATATCGGTATAGTGGTTTAAGTATTTATTATGGCAGAAAGGAATGTCAAGTGCGACCTGAGCTAGGTCAGCACTATATTGTTTATTCTTAAACTGAAAGTCTACATGACTATCTTCTGCCCAATCTTCTTTCAGTTTATCAAATCTATTACGGAGAGTTTCAAAGTTCATATCAAATCTAATTTACCAAATGATTGTTCACTCAATCTTTTCTTTATTAGTTTACCATATTCTTCATGTAGTTCACAACCAATATAATTTCTACCAAGAGTCTTGGCAACTACAGCAGTTGTACCTGATCCCATGAAAGGATCTAATATAGTATCACCTTTTTCACTTCCTGCTTTTATACATGGTTCAATTAAGTCAGGAGGATATGTAGCAAAGTGTGCTCCTTTATAAGACTTATTAGTTACTGACCATACACTACGTTTATTTTTAGTAGTATAAGATTTTGTAAGGCCACTATGTGGTTGTAACCCAGTTCCTTTATTGTGATACTTACCATTGGTTCTATCTCTTGTACCCCAATCTTTTTTAACAGGTTCCTTAATAGCCTCATTATCATAAAAATATTTTCTGTTCTTACTAAGTAAGAAGATGTATTCATGTGACTTAGTACATCTATCTCTTACACTCTCTGGCATTGGATTAGGTTTATGCCATATAATATCCTGTCTTAGATACCAACCATCTGCTCTTAATGCAAATGCAAGCATCCAAGGGATACCAATTAAATCTTTTTCTTTGAGTCCTTCGAGTCTATTTCCTCTACGAGGACACACATCTGGAAGATCTTGTTTTGTATTTGAGACTGTTTGTTTAACCAGTCCTTGTCCTCTCCCTGGCCTGTAATTATAGTAACTATCCCCAATATTAACCCAAAGAGTTCCATCATCTGTGAGCACATCACGTACACTCCTGAACACTTCTACTAATTGTTGTATATATTCTTCAGGTGTTTGTTCCTGTCCTATCTGACTGTCTTCACCACCATAATCCCTAAGACCATAATAAGGCGGTGATGTTACACACATCCTCGCCTTACCATCAAATTCTTTTAGTGTCTCACGGCAATCGCCAAATAATATAGTATCTTGAATCATGTAATAGTCTGAAGATTCTTATCTTTTATAAAGAACTGCTGATGTTTAAACGTGACCTCAGCAGTCATGTACTCTATATCAGATACTCTAGCATCAAATTGCATATTAGTCAATGAGACAGGGAAGATGTTTCTAAATTCTACTATAAATGCTGGTTGATACTGGGATGTTACTATTTGTAATTGTGCATTACTATACTCTTCTTCCTGTGGAGTATCAGCATCATCATCTGCTCTACCATTCTGTCTCATCCATTTATGGATGGAATAGTAATTCTTCATGTCCTCATCAATAATGAATTGAACATTAAAATCACCAAAGGTTACACCTCCACCAGGTATGATAGGAAGACTGCGGAACCTAGTTGCATACTCAGTTACAGGCATATCAATGTTTGGAAGATTAGCGGCCTGACAAAAGAAATCAGTTCCAGCAAACTTATCAATCTTCAGCAGAAAACCAATAGGATTCAAGAAGTTCCTATTCTTCGGTTGTTCTTTATACCAATCTGCTCCACCTACAGGCATGTCAACTTCCCAAGCTACTTACTATTTATTGTGGCAATCGGTTTCTCAAGTTCTATCCGTAACTTATCTATCTTTCTTTGTAACTTCTCATATTGCTTTACACTACAAGCTGCTGCCTTATCTGCATTTGATTTTATAACAGAATAAGTTATCACTGATATTGCTACTGCAACTACAGTTGATATTATTATTGTTATTATTAAATTGGTATCCATCATCGGTTCGCTAATACTGGTGCTCCTCCATCATCATCGTCTTCGTCTTCTTCCTCATCTTTCAATGATTCAATACGATCTCTTAATGAATTATGTAAAGGATCTCCAAGGTTATGTAACTCAGGTGAATCCAATTTGAATCTTGGATCTACTGAATTTTTTCTTTTTGGGTCTGGAATCTGGTGGAAATTAACAACTAACAATTCATCACCTGGCTCTACACCTTCAAGTTCTGGATGAGGAGTTAACCCATCTTCTCTTTCTGGAAGTTTATCCATGATCCTCCAACCGTTAGACATCAATCTGATAGCAAATACTAATGCACCAAACCAGATTATAAGAAATATAACATTCTCTATACTATGTATCATCTTTTTACATCATGAGCACAACCATCACCTGTATAGTTATCACTGTCATAGTACCCTCCTTTGGATCCAAAGAAGAGTGACAGTCCTACAAATGGTAGTGCTGTTATTATTAATACTGTTTCTAAACTCATCTTCTCGGTAAATATCTCTGTGCTTTCTGTGCTGCGTCCTGTATCATTGGCATCATATCATCTTCAACCTTATCTATAACATCGTCTATAACATTAACATCTAAATCCATAAATGGTGGAATGATTCCGAGGATACGTAGAAGGCCATCAACAAATAATGCTAGGCATATAAATCCTAGTATCATACTTATAATGGTTGCGTCTCTGTTATGTTTCCTCATTGATGCTTCATCTATTGCCCTTGCCTCAGCAACAGCATTAGCAATCATTAAATCAACTTCCTCCTTTGTGTAACAGAGACTTTTAATTTTCTCGTCTGTCATATTTCTTTAGTTTATATTCCATATTATATCACAGTATTCTCTAATTGCTCTATCTGACGAGAAGAAGCCAGATCTTGCAATGTTTATGAGAGACATCCTGTTCCATTTGCCACGGTCTTTCCAAACCTCACTAACATCATCTTGAACTCTAACATAGTCTTCTAGATCTGCAATAACAAAGAAAGGATCATGATTAAGAAGATTGTCAACTAGAGGTCTGAATACTTCCCTATCACCATGACTGAAATGACCAACCTTAATTAGATTTATAGCCTCCCATAGTTCAGGAGTCATGTAATTCTTGGGATCATAACCATTCATCTCACTAATCTCTTGTTCATTTTTACCAAACAAGAAGAAGTTTTCATCACATACAAGATCACGAATCTCTACATTAGCACCATCAAGAGTACCAATAGTAAGAGCACCATTCATCATGAACTTCATGTTACCTGTACCAGATGCTTCCTTACCAGCAGTAGAGATCTGCTCAGATAGATCAGCAGCAGGATATACCTTCTCACCTAACTTTACATTATAATTTGGTAGGAATATTACCTTTAGAAATTCATTAACATCTGGATCACTATTGATTACCTCAGCAATACTATTGATAAATTTGATAATCAATTTAGCATAATAATATCCAGGTGCTGCCTTACCTCCAAAGATAATTGTACGCGGAACTATATTGTCAGTCTTACCATTCTTGATACGTAAGTACTGAACAATAACCTGAAGAGCAAGCAAGTGCTGTCTCTTATATTCATGAATCCTCTTGACCTGAACATCAAACATACTGCTAGGATTAACAGTAATGTTTAGTTCGTTGTTTATATATTCAGATAGATGATGCTTACCTATTAATTTTGTTGCTTCTAGTTGTTCTAAAAGATACTTATCATTTGCCCCTGTCTCTAATAATCCAAGAGCATCCATGTTAGTTACCCAATCTAAACCAACATAGTCATCTAATAGTTGAGCAAGATTAGGATTACTACCTGCTAACCACCTACGTGGAGTAACACCATTTGTTACATTAGTAAACTTATGAGGCCATAGATCATAGAACTCAGGCATCAATTGTTTTTTAACTAACTCAGAATGTAATGCAGCAACACCATTAACATGATGAGATCCTACCGTAGCAAGGTTTGCCATACGAATAGATTTGTATCCACTCTCATCAATGATAGATAACTTCTCGATAATATTATCATTAGCAGGATACTTAATCCTTACAATCTGTAAGAACCTACGATTAATTTCAAATATAATTTCAAGATGTCTTGGTAATAATCTACGGAATAGATTAAGATCCCATTTTTCTAATGCTTCTGGTAAAAGAGTATGGTTGGTATATGCAATAGACTTAGTTACTATTTCCCATGCTTCTGTCCATTCAATATGCTTATCATCAACTAATAATCTCATCATCTCTGCTACTGCTACAGAAGGATGAGTATCATTAAGTTGTACTTGATAATGATCACCAAAAAATTTCAATGGAATATTTCTATTCTCCAAGTTACGAATCATATCCTGAAGAGATGCACTAACAAAGAAGAACTGTTGTTTTAATCTCAATTCTCTACCTTGATCAGTACCATCATTAGGATAAAGAACTTTTGAAATAGTTTCACATGTTACACTCTGTTCTACAGATCCCATATAGTCACCTATATTGAATGCAT